AAAAACCGCATACGATACATACTGTTTATATGTCATTATTCTCACAATTAACCAGTTAGCCCAATCAAATCTATGTTCAGCTAGCTTTTTTATCTGCTCAACATTATTTAACCCCTCACAATTCTTTAACCACCACTCATATCCATCGGTACACGCACTTTTTTCTCTTAAAAACTCTTTTGTTATTTGACTCATTTGTCCTCCAATATATATTTGTTTAATGCTGTGGCTATGTTTTTCTTCGTTACTATCTTAGGTTCAAAGTAAGCGTCTTTATTGTCTTCATTAACAACTTGAATACACCAATACAAACCTTCTATTATATCTAATAGATTCTCAACACTAGCCTTATCCTTTAGCCATTTATCACATTCTTCTATTGCTTTATTATGACCTATTATCTCTGATAATTCGTGACCAATAGGCTCTCTGGTGCATATCTTTTCAGGCTTACTTACACTCATAATAACCCCTCCTTCTTTAATCTTCTATAAATAACCCAAGAATGTGGGTAAACATTTGGCAAAGGACAATCAAACCACTTCGCTTCACACCATTCAAGCCATATCCATTCCCGCTCTTCAGTTCTTCGTGGTATAAAACAAAAACATTTATTCCATTTATATGTTTTTTCTCTAAGCATTATCATATTAAATTCTCCTTCTTTAACTTAATCAATAACCTCGCTAATGCCTCTGCTAGGGATTTGTGCTGACACTCTAATAAGTAATCTTCATTAAAATTAGGTTTTATATCACAATAATCAGGTTCATACCCAACCTTATATGCTCCAAACAATTTCATTATCATTAAATTACCATTATTATATTTAACAGGCAACTTCTCTAGCAGTTCTTCTATTGATATATCTTTATTATACCAAGTATTAAAACCTACTTCATCTTTACAAAATACTGTCTTAAATATCCCCAACCTATCCAATGTCTTTGCTGTCGAAAGGTTAATCATTTAAGTAACCCTCCTTCTTTAACTTAATCAGTAATCTCGCTAGGCACTCTGCTAGTTCTTTGTGTATCATTATCTCTACTAATGGACTAGGTGAATCACTTTCATATAAAGCTTCATAACCATAAATATCTCTTCTTATGGTTAAATAATATAAATACCCCATAAATTCTATTTGTGCAGGCAACTTTTCTAGCAGTTCTTCTATTGATATATCTCCACTTATTATTACATTCCTACCCTGTATAAATATCCCCAACCTATCCAATGTCTTTGCTGTCGAAAGGTTAATCATTTAAGTAACCCTCCTTCTTTAACTTAATCAGTAATCTCGCTAGGCACTCTGCTAGGGATTTGTGTGTAGCATATAAGTAATGTCTTTCTTCATTTTGATAACATACAAACCATTCACTTTCATCTTCTGAAGGAGAAATGTTCAAAGTTACATATTCCTCATCTCCTTCAGGATTTGTACCAAATTCAACAAATATCCCTTTAGGCAACTTCTCTAGCAGTTCTTCTATACTGGGAAATTCTACACCCCAAGTTATCCCCAACCTATCCAATGTCTTTGCTGTTGAAAGATTAACCAAGAGACACCTCCAAATCACTACAATCATCACAGAAATAGTATTCATCCCTACTTAAATCACAACCACACTTATCGCATTTCTCTATACCGTCATACGGTGTTACACTATCCTTTACCATATAGTTATCTATACACATATCCATTCCTTCCCGACTAAGTTTATGAGATAAAGGCTGACTATAATTACTATTATTACTAGCTAACTCACATAAACATTTTGACATTTCCCTTAATGCAATAAACACCTTCTCATCATAATAATATTTATCATTTCTTTTCACAATAATATTTATCATTTCTTTACTTATGTCCATAACTCGCCTCCCTCTTTATTATATATTTCTTTATCCACGACTTCTCTTTAATTAAATAATTCTTCTCTTCATCAGCTTTCATTATATCCTTAACTCTATTATGTACTGCTACCTTAACACTATCTATAATACCGCTAGTATCCATCCATGTACTATTCTCACACTTATCTATCCACATCTGTTCTTCCATAAAGTAACTGTCTACCTTACCACTATCCTGTATCCTCTTCAACTGTCTATCATTTAACTTACACACTCTATCTATAATACGCTGACTTATTACCGCCCTCTTCTCATTATACGGATTTTTAAAGGGCTTAGTAACTATACACACATTAGTTATTCTTCCACTAGCATCAATATCAGGGTCTTCCTTCATTGTCTTGATTAATAGACGATACCCTTTTCTAAACTTCTTAGTCAATACTTCCATAATACCCCCCAGTTTATAGTTAATGAACTACCTATATATTACACTATGGATGCCACTTTGTCAATAGTGTTAGGAAAAATAGTTACAACAATGTATTAAAATGTATATCCTTGTAAGAAAAACTTGACAAATCACTCTTTTAATGTTAGTATATACAGGTACATATCGAAAGTTAGCATACGCTTAACATTGATGATTTTATGCTACAATGCTCTATTTGGGCATATGCCCACTACACTCTTTTCTATAACTATGTACAACCAAAAGATTTAAGTACCAATATATAGTGAAAATAGTTTATAAACCCCCTATTTTAACGGCTTAAAACACCCCTAAAACAGGGTAAATAGGCTACTTTTTCCTTTATATAGTGAGAGGGTATGAAAAAATCCTCTCTGTGTTTTCTAAAGGTTTTACTCATAATTAAAACTGCTGTAACAGATGCGAAACCAACGTCTTTTATTATGTGTAACCCAAATGCCTAATAGAACGCTGTGTTATAGCTAGACAGAATAGGAAACTTAATTTCAATGAGCCACTAAAGGGGAGGCTAGCTGTAATCTATTTATGTTACACTTGTAACATATATGTATTACAGAGCATTATACCGTAATGTATTAAGATTAGCATAACTATTTATTGTATCAACTATAACACATAGGTTATATTATTACCGCCTATTATAACATATACGTTATACATCCCCTTATGGCGGAGCTATGCCCTAATTTATTAAAGAACTAACTAATAAAAGAAATAGAAACAGAAATAACATAATTACATGAGCCATATTAATCCACCACATCAAACTGTTTAATATCAACCTTTAATTTGTACCGCTTCCTAAGTAGACATACATCCTTAACGAGTTCCTTGAAATTCCTGTACCGCCTAGTATGGTCTTCTCTAAATAGAGTGTATGTAACAACATAATATCCATTACACTCTTCTCTTATTCGCTTTAGTGTTTGTGCTGTCATCCTTTACCACCTCTCTTTTATCTAATGGTATAATCTTACATTTACACCGCTTTTGTAGTAGCTTCAACCCCTTAGTTAATCTCTTATTTAACTCATGTGTTGTCATTTAATACCCCTATCATAGCAACTATTTCCTTTAATTGCTCGTTATGTATCTTAGTTATATCTGTTAATGTTTCTATTGCCTTAATAAATTCTTCCATTGTTACATACTGTTCCATATTAGCACCTCTTTCTTGTTAGTTTAGGCTAAAACCCCCGCATAAACTCGCCCTCTTTTACTCTAATAATCTTTACCTATACCCTACTATGGGTTACTCTATACCAGTATAATCCAACATTATCCTTGCTCTATCAAATATGGTTAGATGGTTATCCCGTACTCTATTCTCAAACGCTATCTGTCTGTCTAACTGTGATACACATATAAAGCCCATACTCCACACAATCAACACTATTAATATCCACTCAATTAGTCGCATTTCGCCCCCTTTGTTTGTTTAAGTATTCTAACAGCTAAATTTTCCCACCTAAAACTGTACTCTGGCACATTAGTAATAGCCCATAGGATGTATTTAATATCCTTTTTACTCAACTTAATTGTTATCATTTATCCCTCTCTTTCATTTATAAGCGTTTCCAAGCTGAAACCACATAAAGATATAAAACAATCATCTATTATTGATTTTTCACAACCAACTGCATTTTTATAAGTCTTTTGTAACATTAAACTTTGCTTATCTCTATTGCAATCATCACTATTTATCCTCTTTTCAATAGTATCTATTAAATTCACTTGCTTATCATCAAATTGACATACTTCACTCATTTTACCCCCCTAGTTATGGCTACTAGCCATTTATATAGTTAATTATCCTATACTTTAACCCATCTACAACTAACGATATACCGCACCTCTTAACACAGTCTTGCTTCTTTATCCAGTTAATAGCCTCCACATTCCACCCTGTAAAGAGCATTAATAGTATTAGTAGGCGGATTATTAATAGTTTAAGTTTCATATTGTACTCTTTAAGTGTTCCCATAGTTCCTGCTGTGTTCTAAACTCAGCTATTATATGGCTTTTATCGTTCCTATCGTTTACATCATCAAATTCTAAGCTGTCAACCACTTTCCACGCTTTAGTCTGCCACATAACAGTTGCAACCTTTACAGCATTAATAGTTATTACTTTATTCCATATCTTTTTCATGCTTGCTTGTTCCATAAAGTCTTTACGTTTCATGTCAACTCCTTGTGTTTGTTTTATAAACTTACATACATATTACACTATAAATGATCCTTTGTCAATAGCTGGAGTGAAAATTATAGTGTTTATTTTAAATTAATTTCTACTACATGGTGTGGTAGAATATACTAACAAAGCATACTATATGTTGTATGCTAACAGAAAGAGGTCAATTATGACTAAAACAAGTGTCAAGACACGCGGTAACAAGTACAATGATATTCATTGTCTATTCATGGTATTCCTTAAGGGCTTAGGATATACAAAGAAAGAAATAGGTGTTTATTATGGTACTAAATGGAAGACAGTAACTGCTTGCATCCTAAGAGGTTATAAACTAATTAATGATAAGAATATACCTAATATAGATATTCCGACCCATACTAGTAAAGAGAGAGTTGAATTAGTGTACGTAGGCAGTACTACAGAACTAGAAGAAATGGCTCACAAGATACACTAATAATACCATACTAACCAATACTATCACTATACAATATCAGATGTTTGGGAATACCTAATTGTGATATTAACAATTGTTACAACTTCTCCACGAATACAATATAACTTGACTTGTACTCCTTGCAGGGCAAGGGAGCTATTGTCTCTTTACATATGTATTGTTGCTTTAGCAACTCACATTATGCGTGATAGTTTAATGGTTGAATAGTTCAACGGGTGAAGTATATATACATATAGTAAGAGCGTACTCATAGACACACATAGACACTCATAGACTATACCATACCACACTAGCACCACTATAAAGGGCGTTCACATCAATTCTAAGGGCTTATTGTTGTTATACCCATGTGATAGGGTAGGTATGCTTACAATAGGGGCTGTATATAGGAGTACTTATTGTATATGTACTATATAGAGTACGGGGGCGGGGGGATTAGTTGGTGAGTATGTGTATATAGTCAGTCAAGAGAACCGAAGTATAAAAGAGTAATAGTATAGAAAGGTAGATATGATAGATTATGAGTTAGCATATAAGAGTTTAGATGTTAAGTTACGTATAAGTGACCTTGAGTTACGGTTATGTAAAGAAGAAGATATAAATGACTTGTTATTGTATCAGTTTAGTAAGTGTTGTGATGAAGTTCTTAAAAATATAAAAAAACGTAGGCAGGTTTTACGTGGCTAGGAAGAAACGTACAGTAGCGATATTTAAGACTGAAGCGGAGTTTAATCATGAGTAAAAAACGAAGCCAGGCGTCAAAGAGTTGGGATAGTGTAAATACAGTAAGAAATATGAAACGGGATAATTATGTGGCGGGTAGGCGTACAAAGTTTAGGGTCCCAACGGTGGAGCAGATGGAAGTAGATAGTGGTAAGTTGAGTAAGAAGCAGATAGAGCAGCGGTATCCAAAGCGGCGTAAGGTGTTTGCCTCATTAAGTGAGTATGATTTAAAGCCTAAGCAGATTATAGCGTTGAAGGAGTGGGTGTTAACGGGTAGTATAGCTAAGGCTGTGATAAAGGCTAATGTTAAGCGGAATACGTGGTATGATTGGAAGAGTGAGGAACCGTTTGAGTTAGCGTGTATAATAGCTAAGGATGAGATAGATAGGCGTAGGGCTATAGATGATGGTGAGGTTGTTAATGAGATAGAGGCGGCCTTATTTAAGAATGCTAAGAGTGGTAAGGAGAATAGTATTTTCTTTGCTTTAAAGAATTTAGCACCGAGTAAGTATGCTAATGATTATGTTCAGGGTCAGCGATTTATACAGCATCAGAAGAATACGGTTAATTTTATAGGTGGCGATTTTAAGGATATGAGTAATAGTGAGTTATTAGATAGTATAAAAGAGATGACTGGTGTTGTCTCTAAACCTGTGGCGGAAGTAGTAGAAGATGCTGAAGTTATAGAGAAGGAGTAAAGTGAATACGATTGATGGGTCAAACATAGGTACATGTAGAGTGTGTAAGAATAAGGCTGAGATAGGGGCTGACTATATGTGTAGTGATTGTAGTAGTAATGAGTTTTATGTAAGTAAAGAGGGTGAGTCCTTTAGTGAGCCTTCAGGCGATACTAACACGATTCCGCAGAAGAGTGGTACTAGTAAGCGTGACAAGTATTTAGAGTATATAATAGAGAGAGCCACAGTTGAGTGGATAGATAAATTTTTAGAAGAGTGGAAGTTTGATATGCGGCGTTCATTCGCATGGGTAGGTGAGTTGAGGAAAGAGACTGATGACCTTATATTATTAAGGAGAGCGGCTGAGTTAGGGTTTGGGAAATTACCTAAGTTGCAGGAGCCTAAACAAATAGTACAGTTTGAGTATATAGAAGACCATAAGAAAATAGAAAAGGCATTAAATGCAAAACCGCCAACAGCTCGAAAAACTAGTAGTAGAGCTACAAAGCAGAAGAAAAGCTAACCCACTAGCCTTCTATACACCAAATGGTAAGCAGGAGGAGTTCAGTAAGTTATTGGGTTTTGTTAACGTATTTAGTACGGGTAATGGTGTTGGTAAGTCTGTGGCTGCGATAAACATTATCGGTAACCTTATATATGGACCGCAGAATGATTGGTTTGATGTACCTCGATATAGAGATTTCTACCGTCCTTCGCACGGTCGTATTGTGAGTACCATTAGGAACATTGAAACAAACATTATACCTTTATTAAAAGAATGGTTCCCTAGCGGTACTTATACTGCGACTAAAGGCGGTAAGACCTTCCTAAGTAAGTTTGAGGTTAATATAGGTAAGGGTCAGACGTGCCTTTTTGATATAATGACGTATGATACTGAACCTGAACAGTTTGCTGGACCTACGCTACAATGGACTTGGTTTGATGAACCGCCACCTGAGCGTATATTCGGTGAGTGTATGGGTAGGTTACGTAGGGGTGGTTTAATACTAATTACTATGACTCCTTTGTATAGCGGTGGTTGGATTTTTGATAGGATGGACAATCCGTTTGAGATTAAGAAGGAACCTTGGTATTTAGTTACGGCTGATATTGAGGATAACTGTTCTAAGTGTGGTGTTCGTGGTGTGTTAAAGCATGAGGATATAGCACGTATAATAGCTGAGTATCCTGAAGAGGAGCGTGAGGCGAGGATTAGTGGTAAACCGATACATTTAACTGGTCGTATATATACGCAGTTTGATATGGATATACATGTTATACCACCTAATAAGGTACCTAAGGATTTATCATATTATCAAGTAACTGACCCACACGATAGGAAACCGTTTGCTATGGGTTGGTATGGAGTAGATAAGACGGGTGATGTATATGTGGTTGATGAGTGGCCTAATGAGTCATACCATATAATGAAGAGTAGTTCAAAAACAGTTTTAGATTATGCTGATATAATTAAGGGTAAGAATAAGGCGTATAGCGATAATCCTTACTATGTTATTGATGCTAGGTATGGGAATAGAAAGAGTGTGCAGACTGGTGATACCATCAGAGACGAGTTTGATAGATATGGCATACATTTTAATAATAGTTATACTGATGATAACGCTAGCATTGTGTCAGGGCACGATAAAGTGAAGAGTTATTTGCGTTACGATAGGAAGAAACCTATAGATAGCGTTAATAAGCCTAAGTTTTATGTGGTAGATACTTGTAAGAACCATATATATGGGTTCCTACACTATACGTATGATGATTATAGGAATAGTGATAAGGCTCTACAGGAGAAGCCTAAAGAGAAATATAAAGATTTTATGGATTGTATAAGGTACTGTTTGTGCGACAATCCGTTTTATAATGATGATAAAGATAATGGTAGTGTACCAGATAGTTGGAATACAAAGGCTACCACATTAACAAGCTATGGGGAGTAAGAATGGCAAGCGAAAATGAAATTAAGAAGAATCCAGAGGCTCTTGAGCTGACTAACCAAGTAGCTAAAGATGAAGATTTTATTAAGGATTTAGAGGGTAGGATACAGAAGGATATATCTGATAGGTCGATACGTGATGATAAGTTAATTAGGTATTATAAGAAGAGGTATGGTATACGACCAATAAGTAAGTCGTTCCCGTGGCCTGGAGCTTCTAATATACATATATTCCTTACTGATGAGAAGATAAGGAAGATGAAACCTAATTACATTAATATAGCGTTTGAGGGTGACCCAGTAGTTACATTTGAGGCGTTAGGGGCTACTCCTATTGAGCAAGCTACTACTGCTGAGAACCTAATGGATTGGTTACTTAAATACTATATGAACCAAGCACCAGGTATGAACTACTTTAAGTCGCTTAGTGTTGGTGTAGATAGAATGTTAGAGAAGGGTAAAGGATTCCTTAAGGTAGTGTGGGATTATCAGGATATACATACAACTACATTTATGGATATAGAGAACTTACCTGCTGAGATGATACAGGCTATAAGTGACCCGTTAATTACTGATGAACAGTTACTTGAGCTTATATATCAGCGTACTGAGTTGCGTGTTGATATAGATGAGGATGTAGTGTGGGCTAATCGTATGATAACTGAGTTTAGGGCTGGTAAGACTATACTTAGGTATAGAGCTAAGACTATAATCTATGATGGACCTCGTGTTATTGCTGTTGACGATAAAGACCTTATTGTACCGAGTTTTACTACTGATATAGAGACAGCTACTCGTATAACGCACCGTATGTACCTTACAGAGAACGACCTTAAGATGGCTAAGCGTAATGGTAAGTTTAAGCCTAAAGCTGTAGATGAAGCGTTAGAGTTTCGTAATACTACTGCTAGGGGTGATATAGGTGATAAGATAATGAGTATACAGGCTTTAACGGAACAGAAGAAGATGCGTGAGGGTGTTTCGGACTTCAATAAAGATAACGAGTTGTTTGAGATATGGGAGATATATACTTGGAAGGATATAGATAATGATGGGGCTGATGAGAAGGTTGTAATAACATATCATCCAGCGTCTAAAGCTATACTTAGAGAGATAGAGTTTCCTTATAACCACTATAAGTGGCCTTTTGTTGTATTAGACTTTGAGTTGAATGACGATAGGTTCTATTCACAGCGTGGATTACCTGAAATGCTTGATAACTACCAAACAGAGTTAACTGTGCAGGAGAACGCTAAGTTAGACCGTATGACATTAGCTAATACTCTACAGTTTAAGTATAGGATAGGTGCTATTAACCCTAAGAACATTAAGTTTATACCAGGACAGGGTATACCAGTACATAGAATGGATGATTTACAGGAACTACCTATATCTAATATGGATATATCATTTGATACTGAGATGGAGAAGATACGGAAGTTATCTGAGGTGTATATAGGGCAACCTGATATAGATGCAGGTTCTTTGACTGGCGGTGAGAGGAAGACAGCGTTTGAGGTTAGTGAAGTTGTTTCCTTAGGTAAACAGATATTCAGTTTTGACGCTAGGTTGTTTAAGGATAGTTTATTTAAGTTGTATACACAGATATTCGCTCTATGGATACAGTATGGACCTAATGTGACTGAGATAAGGGTTACTGGTAAGCCACCGTTAGAGGTAAGTAAGATGGACCTCTTAGGTAAGTTTAATTTAGTACCTAGTGGTGAGTTTACTTTGTTAGCTAGGACATTAGAAGTACAGAAATCGTTTAGTGAGTTACAGTTGGCATTACAGGACACTTCTGGTGCTATGGATAAGTATAATGCTTGGGAACGGTACTTGCGTAAGGCTGACCCTAAAAATGTAGAAAGACTCCTGCGTACAAGAGAAGAATATGAAGAGATACAGAAGTTACAACAACAAGCACAGCAACAACAGCAACAGTTCGAACTTGAAAAAGCAGGAAGATAAGGAGATTATGGAAGCTCAGGAAAGAGACAGATTAAGTGAGTTAACAGAAGAGATTATTAAGATTGAGAATGTAGTTAAGTTATCTAAAGAAGACGGGTATCCAATATTACTTAAGAAGCTATCTGAGGCACGTATAGATGCTGTAAGTAGGGCTTTAGGTGTAGGTGATACTACTGAAGATAAGTGTGAGGCACGTATATGGGGTAAGATACTCGATATATTCTATTCTATACCTAATGGTACAGAACTTGATAATTTAGTGACAATGAAAGAGAGTTTAACCCGTGACATTAAGGTACGGGAAGGTATAGACGGACAGTATAATAATGGCCAGTATAATGGCAGTAATTCAATGGTATAAAAAGGAGATAATAATGGCAAATGTACTAAGACCAAAGGATGTACTACCTCCACAAACAGGTAGTAAACAAGAAAGAAATATAGGGGCAATTAAAGTAACCAAAAAGGGGAAAAAGTAATGGCGAACAATGTAGAATTAACAGGAAAAGGACAAATGCCTCTTGGTGGTGGTTCAGCTCCTAAAACAACACAACCTATGTTATCTAAGAGTGGTAGTACGGTTGTTGATGCAGCACAAGCTGTTGTAGGTAATTCAAGTGGTGGTAGTAGCAATAGTGCTACAAGAGTAATGAAAGATAGACCTGGTTCTAGTTCATCTAAGAAGGGTTAAGTATATAGGTTTCTTATCTACCTTAAAGATATGTATTTAATACAGAGGACTAACCCTCTTTAAAAAATGGAAAGGACAAGATGTCAAAATCTGATATAGTATCAACGAAACCTGAGGCTGAAGTAGAGTATATTAATACTCCTGCTGAGAAGAATGAACAGGTTGTAGAAGAAGTGGTAGAAAAAACAGGAACTGTAGAAACTCCTGCGGAGTCACTTACCGAAGAAACTGCTGAAGAGATAGAAAAGGAAGAGACTGAGTTAGCCTTATTAAAGAAACAAGTTGACGAGTTGAAAGACGAGAATGGTCGTACTAAAAACTCTATGCAGAAACGAATTGATGAGCTTACTTGGAAACAAAAATCACAAGAAGAGAGTAGAGCACAGAATAAAGATAAGCAATGGGAAGACCTTGATATGAATGAGTTGAAGCAGTATCGTACTCATTACCGAGAACAAGGTGATGATAAGATGATAGATATGATTAGCGATTTAATGGCTGATAAACGTATAGCTAAGACAGTAAAACAATCTAAGAGTGAATCTCGTAATACCGCAATACAAGTGGAAACGTGGAACGCTGTAGTAGCAGAATACCCTGATTTGAACGATGAGAATAGCGAACATTGGAAGATAGCGAATCAGATAGTAATAGACAACCCAAAGTTGAAGGATATAAATAAGAACCCTGAAGGTTTAGCAGTAGCTGCACGATTAGCCGCAGAACGCATTCTTAAAGGGAAGATTAATGTTACGCAACAGAAAAGTAGAGACCAGGAGCAAAAACTACAAGACGAAAAGTCAAAGAACTCCTTAGGCTCATCTACTGCTAAAGCTGACACAACAACATCCTCAACTAGGGCTAAATTACAGGCTGCTGCTGAAGCAACTGGCGACCCACATAGTAAAGAGTGGTTAGCTTATCTTAAATATGTAGGCTCTGCGAAAAAATAACGATAAGGAGATTTCGTGGCAGTATTACAAACATATAGCGATGGAAATAGACTTGAAGACGTGATGTTGGCTGTTATACAGATGAGTCCGACTGATACGCCTTTCATAAGTGGAATCGCTAAGACAAAAGCAAGCAACACTTTTCACCAATGGCCGCAGGATACACTTGCAGCACGTGGTGATAATTCTAGTGTTGAAGGAGCAAGTTTCAGTTTCGGTACTGTAACTGCACCTACAAGAATATCTAACGTAACACAGATATTTGATAAGACTTTCCATGTATCATCTACAGAGAGATGGGTACAAGGAGCAGGTGTGGATGACCAATTTCTATACCAGCAACAGAAAGCTCTTATGGAAATAGCTAATGATATAGAACATACCTTTATTAGAGGTTCAAGAGCATCAGGTAACATTTCTGTAGCCCGTAAAATGGCAGGTGCACTTAACTTTATTACTACTTCTGCAACAGCAGTAGTTAGTGGTACTAAGCTAACAGAGAGTTTCTATAACGGATTAGCAGAGTTATGTTGGGATAATGGTGGAAGACCAGACGAAGTATACGTTGGTGCTAAGTTAAAGAGAATCATATCTGGCTTTACAGCAGGTTCTACAAAGAACATAGCTAGTGCAGATAAGAGACTAACTAATGCAGTTGACGTATATGAATCAGACTTCGGTGTACAGAAGATATTTCTAGCAAGGGATATGCTTACTGGTGCTGTAGCTAATGCAATAATGATGATTGAAAATAGAAAGTTCAAGATGGCTATTGGAGAACCAGTAAATGTTCTACCTACGTCAGAAGTAGCTCAGGATACGCATGGCACAAAAGGTGTTGTACGTGGTGAGTTAACTCTTGAGGTTCTAGGTGAAGCTCATTGTTCTAAAGCAACTGGTTTATCTAGTGTATTTAACTAATAGATAGTTGAAACTAATGGTTTGGCTGGGGTGTAAAAAGCCCTGGCCATACTTATTAAGGAGTATATGAATATAACTAAAGAGGAACAGATACGTAAGGATGGGTTAGATGCGTGTATATTAAACATATTTAAACCTATGGTATTAGTTGATAGTGAACAAGTGTTAAAGCGTATGTATGTGCAGAAACAGCAGATGGATAAGGAGTATCCTAATATAAAGACTTATCTTAAGTATTGGAGTGATACAACGTGTGAGTGCTATTGTATACCTATATTTACTACGGATAACCCTATGGATATAGTTAATAGATACTTTGATTTGTTCCCTATAGAGAGTAGACAGTTTGTGGGCGAGATTAAGGACATTAATAACAATTTACTTAACAATAACGCTATGAGTAAAGAGCAATTAAATATGTTTAAATTAAAGGTACCTTTAATATTGTACAAAGCTATGGAAGAGATTAACCCTGAGTTTTGGCAAGGTAAGCAGGGTATTAGATGGTTTGAGCAGAATATAAAACAATTTAAGGTGGGTAAGTAATGGATATACAACCAGTAAATGTTAGTACAGTACCTACACTTGGTACATCAGTAAAAGCACAGAGAGCGTTTAGTATAACGGGCTCACCGATGCCTGAAGAGGTATATAATATGATTATTAATGGTTTCGGTAAGATATCCAATGAGGATACTGAAGCTATACATCAATTTTTGTTACATAAGAGTCCAACGAGTGAGTTGGAAGATATAAAGATTACGTTACATAGGATATTGTCTGGTGATATATTACCTGATAAGAACGAGATAGTTAATCAGATACGTTCACAGTTAGATAATGAGTTAACCAATAAGAAGTTAGATGAGATAGTGGATTTTCAGAAGGACATTATGAATAAGGAAATGCCTGAAATATTTGAGAACGCTAAGGAGTCTGGTGACTGGAAATTTTATTTACGTGCAGCTAAGAAAAGAGAGGTATTAGATGAGATTGGCAATACTAGCGAGTAATGGCGATACTTTACTTGAGTATAAAGAGAGTGAAGTTAAAGCGTTATTAATGGAGTTATTAGAGGATAACAGTTTTGAAGATGCGTGGGAAATAGTAACAACAAAGTTAAAGTTACAGACAGGTAAATTATAATGGGTAATAGAGTGGCTGAGATAACGAATAAAGAGCATGATGGCGATAATGAAACTAAGGGTAAGAGAACCTTTATGTATGGTTGGGATTATGTTAATACAGTACCAGTTAAGGTTGGAGTTTCGTCTATTGGTACATTAAAGATAGAGTTAGGATAATATGGGTAATATAGTACCAGAAATAATGTCATTTGAACATGATGGCACAAACGAAGTTAAAGGTAAGCGTAGTTTCCTCTATGGGTGGGATTACGATGCTTTAGCTCCTGTTAAACTGCGTGTGAACGCTAGTGGTGATGTCGTTATAGACCAGACACCCTTAGATGCCGCATACCTACGTTTAGATACAACCAATAATCCGTTAACAGGTCCGTTGCATATACAGACAGACAATGCAATATTGAATTTTAATGAAACAGGTGGGAGTACAACTATAAGAGAAGAAGTTAGCAGTAGTGGTGATGTTTTACGTTTTACTGGAAGCCCAGACCAAGTTAATGGAGCAAGTCCAGTTGGATTAGGTGATGTTGACCAAACTATATGGGCTAGAATTAAGGTTCCTCTTTCTACTGCTGATGGATATGTTTTTGCTACAAGAGACAATAGTGTTGGTGCTATAACAATGTATATTTCTACAGGTAAAATTACTGCTGTTATAGCTAATGCTACACAATCACCAGCAAATTCAACAGTAGAAGATGGCGAATGGCATGACGTAGCTATAGTTTATAATAAAATAGCAGGCACTATAACCTATTATTTTGATGGAGCATCCGATGGTGTGGATAGTACATTAACTGGAAGTTTTAATGGTACAGTTAATTGGGTAATGGGAGATAGGGGAGGTAGTGGAGGATTCCACTTTACAGGAGATATTAGAGAAGTCCGAGTATATGATGAAGCATTAACGACACCTCAAGTATTAGCCATAACTAATGGTACAGATGTAGTAGTACCAATAAACAAATGGTTGACAGATGGTTTAGAAAGTGGAGCAACAACATTAGTTGATTCAATAAGTGCAAATAATGGAACAATAGTAGGAGCTACAGTAGTTGGTCTTTCTGTATTTACGATTTCAAGTCCTAATGCAAAAGTATCCGAAGTAGACTTTGATAGTTTAGATATTACAACAACAGGTGATTTAACGATTGGTGGCGATAGTAAGTTTAATTGGGAAACACAGGGTAACGATAGTCTTCAATTAGGATTAGGTGTAGGTTCAGCTACAAATAGTGGCTACTTCTCATTAATGGAATATGCGGACTTAGGTAGTGCAAACCGTTCACCATTAGCTACAAGTGCAGACCCAGTATTAAGGATTTATAGTAGTGATGTTACACAGGCTTTGGATTATATTGAATTTAAACATAATCAATCTCAAGCTGTAATTGCTAATGGTCAAGGAGATATGACTTTTGACGTAGCAAATAATCTAAATTTAGATATTCCCAACAATAAAGGATTTAAAATACTTGTTGGAGGTTCAACTTCTTTTATTTTTAGAGGGAACACTTCAACTGACCAAATGACAATGGCAATAAGAGATGGTGTTGGTAGACAACTTATACTTGGCGATTATGCAAATGATGAAAGAGATTATGACCATGCAGTTCAAGATAATCCTACGTTTTATGTGCAATCAGCAACTAGTCCAGACACAGACAATACACAATGGTTATCCTTAACACATGATAAAATAAATGGTGTAATAGCAGTAGGTAAGGGTGCATTAGATACTACAGGCGGTAGGATACATAATACAACAAGAGTAACAACTACATATACAGTCCTTGTTAGTGATGAGATTGTATACTGTAATGGCACATTCACAGTAACGCTACCAGCAGGTATAGAAGGAACACATTATAAGATAATTAATTCAGGTACAGGAACTATAACAGTAGACGGTGATAGTGCTGAAGAGATATATGGTGGATTAACAATAGAGTTGTCAGAAGGTGAGATAATCAATATCCACTATAATGCAACAGA